TTATTCCTCTGCTAGTAGAAGCTATAAAAGAACAACAGTCAGAAATAGACGAGTTGAAATCGCTAGTAAAACAATTACTAGCAAAATAAACGCCAACATTTTAGGAGAAAATATGGCAATTACTTATACATGGAAAATCACATCACTAAAAGTTCGTGATGTAGGCCCAAAAACTAATGCAGTGGTGCAGACGTACTGGCAAAAGACCGGAACTGATGAAAACGCCAATACTGGCACCTTTAGCGGTGCTACTCCATTTACCGTAGATCCTACTGACAGTAACGGTCCTTTTATTCCTTTTGAAGATTTAACCGAAGAAAATGTAGTCAACTGGATTAAAACAGTTGTTGTGGGAGGATATGAAGAACACGTCAACGGTGTGATCGCAAAACAGATCGAAGACAAGATAGTTCCTATCACAGAGCCAAAGATGCCATGGGCACCTGAGCCTGCTCCAGCACCACAACCTGAGCCAGCACCAGCACCAGCTCCGGTTTAAGTTAGTTTGGTACTTTTAGTCAGGCAGGCTACTCTGCCTGACGTTTATTAAAGGAGTCCACTATGGACCCTATCACTGCAATAAGCCTTGCCAGTACTGCATTTGCTTCTATTAAAAAAGCAATAGATACTGGCAAAGAGATCCAAGAAGTAACAGGAGAAATAGGTAAATTTTTTGGAGCCGTTAGTAGTTTTTCAGAAACTCCAAAAAAGAAAAATCCTTTTAGAAAACTATTGGACAAAAATAGCGTCGAACAAGAGGCGTTAGAAACAGTAGTGCACAAAAGAAAACTAGAGCAGATGGAGGCTGAACTTCGTGAGTTAATTGTTTATACCTATGGCATAGACACTTATCGCGAAATGATAACTCTTCGCCGAAAGATAAAAATAGACAGAGAAGCAGAAGAAAAGAAAGCTCTTCTAGATAGAAAAGAAGCTCTTCAAAATTCTTTTTACCTTACTTTGTTGTTACTATCTTGTGGCGTTTTAGCTTGGTTTGTTTCCTTAATTTTGGAGAACATATAATGGACGGCTTATTGTGGGTTTTGGGGTTTATACCTAAATGGGCTTGGTTCGTTTGTTTTGTTTTAAGTTTTTTTACCTTGGCTTTTTCAAAGTTTTTGAAAAGGTTTCAGTTTTTTGTTTTACACAGCTGGGCAATCTATTTATCTAGCTTAGTGTTACTTTTGATTAGTACTTGGTTTTTAGGATTCCAAACAAACGAAGAAAAGTGGAAAAAGGAAATACAAAAAACTCAAGCTGCTATTGAGGTTTTAGAAAACAAGAATTCAGAATTGAGCAAAAACTTAGAAAACTCTTCTCAACAAAAGACTGTAGTCATAAAAGAAAAAGGCAGAAAAGTAATAGAGTATATAGAAAAAGAAGTGTTTAAAGACAAAGAGGTGGTTCGGTATATAGAAACTTGTCCGAGTTTACCACAACAAGTGTTAGAAGCACACAATAAAGCGGCAGAAACAAAATGAAAATTTTATTAGTTTTACCACTGGTGTTTCTATTAAGTGGATGCTGGAAGACAATTCCCAAGTTACCAGATCCTCCACCCTCAATTGTGGAAACCTGTGTACCTCTACAAAAAGCTGAAGATCCACAATTGGAAGCTTTTTTAAAGACTGTTGTTCAAAACTACAACTTATACCACTTGTGCAGTAATAAACACCAAGACTTGGTAATTTGGTACAGAAACATTCAAAAGAATTACAAGGAAGCCCAAAAATGAGAATAACAGAAGAAGATCTAAAAGAGCTTATTCCGCAAAACAAGTATGTTCCACAGTGGACCCGAGTCTTAAACTTGCTGTTACCAGACTACGAAATAAATAATCCAAAACGTGTCGCAGCATTTTTAGCCCAGTGCATTCACGAGAGTGGCGGATTTGTTTTTCTGCGGGAAAACTTGAACTATAAAGCTGAAAGCTTGATGAAGGTATGGCCCCGTCACTTTCCAACCTTGGAAATTGCTAAAGCTTACCAGCGCAATCCAGAAAAGATTGCTAATAAAGCATACGCAAACAGAATGGGTAACGGAGACGAAAATAGTGGTGACGGCTGGAGGTTTTCTGGTAGAGGGTTGATTCAATTGACCGGCAAAACCAACTATCAAAACTTTGCAGATTCTATCGAAACTTCTTTAGAAGAAATTCCTGAGTACTTAGAAACCTTTGAAGGAGCTGTGCAGTCAGCTTGTTGGTTCTGGGAAACAAACAACTTGAACCCTCTTGCTGACAGAGGTGATATTGTAGCTTTGACAAAAAAGATCAATGGAGGAACAATTGGTTTAGAAGATCGCATAAAACACTATAACCATGCTTTAGAGGTATTTGATGTTTCACGGTAAAAAACTCTTTTTGTTACTAGTGTTAGCAATAACACTCCCTCTTTTAGTTGTGGCTTTTAGTAATGAAACTTTTCGTTATCCTTGCCAAGATCCAAGCAACTGGAATACACCACAGTGTACTCCTCCAGCTTGTGAAGTAACACAAACCTGTCCAGAACACGTATTTTCTGGAGGAAATAATCCTCAGGCTCCACAACCAAAATTTGATTGCAGTATGTGCAACCTAGAAAATAAAGGAAGAAAAGAGTGAAAGAAACCGAAAGCAAAACTATTATGTACACAGAAGAACAGCTGATGGCGCGCCTAAAGTTTTTTATTGGTGTTTGTTTGTCTACTACCCTAACAGGTATTGTGTTTGTTGTTTTGTACAGTATTATATTTGTTACTCAGCCTTTGAATGCAATAAGCCCTATTGATCAAAAGTTTTTTGAACTCATTATTCCTATTGCCACCTTTCTAACTGGTACACTATCAGGGATTATGTTGTCTGGTAGCAAAAAGGAAGATCAAGAAGCATTCTTAAAAGCCCAAGAATTAGCTAAAAAGACTGCTTTAGATCATAAGGTAACACTTCCTACTATGCGTAGAGAGCCAACTTTGGAAACCAAAAAGCCAGAGCAGCCACCCCACCCGGAGATTTAAATGAAAAATTTATTAGTCATTTTAGTACTTGGTGTAAGCTTGAGTGCCGGAGCCGCAGAAACAAAAGAAGTTTGTAAGCCTAAGCTAACTAAAGAAGGTAAAGAAGTTTTAGACAAAAACAAAAAACCAGTCATGGATTGTAAGACCATTAAGGTCCACAGGAAGTTAGATGGTACTCCCGTTCCGTCTAAATAAGATCAACAAACAAAGGAATGTTATGGCAGTATCAAGTGGTAAAAAAGCTAGAAAGTCTCAAATGGAAGACTCCTTCTTTACTAAAGAAGAATTTAAAGATATCAAACCACTTAATTACATTCAAGAAACTTATTTGAATGCTATAAAAACATCTGATATAGTCTTTGGAGTAGGTAGTGCAGGTACTGGCAAAACCTATGTGGCAGCAAGTTATGCTGCTTCGCAGCTTTATCATCGTAATGTTCACAAAGTAATTTTAACCCGACCCAATGTAGAAACTGGCAGAGGATTGGGATTCTTGCCGGGTACTTTGGAAGAAAAGTATCAGCCTTATCTAGAGCCTTTCGACAACATTTTTTCTCGTACTTTAGGAAAAGGGTTTTATGAGTATTGCTTGAAAAACAAGAGTATAGAACCACGTCCTTTGGGCTTTATGAGAGGGACTACTTTTGAAAATGCTATTGTTTTAGTAGACGAGGCTCAAAACTGTACTAAAACAGAACTAAAAATGATGTTGACAAGAATTGGTAAAAATTGTAAAATAATAATCTCAGGTGACACAGATCAGTGCGATATTACCGACAGTGGTCTACAAGATGCGGTTGATAGATTAGAAGGTATTTCCGGCATTGAAGTTGTTCGCTTCTTGGATTCAGACATTGTTAGAAGCAAAATGTGCAAGAGTATTATTATGGCATATAGGAATTAAAGGAGAAGTTATGCCTTCCATATCTCAGCTATCGAACAGCATATTAAAAGAGTATGTTGTTTTACCAGACGGCACTTTTGCAGAAAAAGTTGTCTTCTCTAACCCAGACGGAACCGATATTGGAGGCAGCTCCGGAGCCCTCACAGGAATATCTCAAATAAGCAACAGCGTAAAAAAGTTTTACGTTGCAATGACTTCAGGAAGCTACGCAGAAAGAAAAGTAGCCGTAAATCCAGATGGAACACCCCTAGGAGCCTAAAATGGCAAATATTACACAATTAACAGATAGCGTAAAAAAGTCTTATATAGAGTTACCCGACGGCACATTTGCTGAAAAGGTAGTTGCTGTCAACTCAGACGGTACAGCTATTAGTGGAGGAGGTGGCGGTGGTGGGTCTAGTTCTGCATTACTAGTGCCCGAAGATTCTGCAAATCAAACTTATATACTAGATGCCCCCAGTGCTTTGGGCCAAATATACACGGTGGTAATACCCTATAGTTCTTCTTCGGGAAATGTAACTTTTCAAGTTGCTGCTATCCCAGGAGCAGACGTGGTAATATTTATAGGGGGTATCGCAGGGTTTAAAAATTATAATATCAACGACAACGGAAATGTTGGAGAAGCTAACAGCTTGACCATTGTTAGATATAATGCCAGTGCTTTTAAAATAGACTTTGTCTATCAGGGTCAGTGGCTGTACGAGGGCATTAATTATGCTATATTCGTTGTACATGGCATGGGTTACCTTCTTGCAGGTTAATTACTAGGAGAATTAAAAATCATGACAACAATGACTCAAGTTTTTAAAAGTTTTAGCTCTACCAAACAGGCTCAAGTTATAGAGGCAGTAAGACGCTTATTTGGTGATGCTGCAGCTCAAAAATTAGCACAAAGTCGTACACAGCCTTAAATTATAACAGGAATTAAAAATGGAAGAATTAAAAACTTGCCCAGTGGGCACAATTTATCCTGAAGTAAACTTGCAAAACCACTTGTTTGCTTTAGAACTGGGTGAGTATGGGCCTCCTGATCCGCGCGAACCCAGCACTGAGTTTTGGCAAAACAAAATGAGGATTTGGGATGTAAATGAAGGCACTGCTATCATGAGAGTGTGTGCGAGTTGCCACTTTGCAGATAAAACACCAGAAATGCAAGATTGCGTAATTGAGGGTCCTAGCGGAGAGTTCAAAGAGAGCGATCTTCCAACCAACCCTGTTTGGGCCGAGATTGATGGTATACCAACATACTACTGTCATCGTTGGAACATGACAATCAACCCGCTTCGTAGTTGTAATAGTTGGAGTCCTGAAGACTGGGATCATGACATGGACGAAGACGAGGAAGACTACAAGTCGTATTCAGAAAAAGCCATGACCTACAAGCCTACCTCAGGAATGGCTGCTGCGGCTAGAAGAGCATTAAAGTGGAAAGACGAAGGCGAGAGGGGTGGTACCCGAGTAGGCTTAGCCAGAGCAAATCAGCTTGTTCGTCGTGAAAATCTTTCAGAAAGCACAGTGCTTCGTATGTATAGTTTCTTTAGTCGTCATGCAGTCGACAAGCAAGCCACAGGGTTCAATAGTGGCGAAGAAGGATTTCCTTCACCAGGACGTGTTGCTTGGGATTTGTGGGGTGGAGATTCTGGCGAGAGCTGGAGTAAAACCAAACGTGACCAAATCATGAGAAGACGAGAATCATCATGAAAGTAATAAAACCACTTGAAATATCCTCTAGCAACTTAGTATATACTAATTTAGTTGATGTAGTACCTAATTGGAATAGTAGCACCACATACTCACAGAGCACTTCTTATTCTAGGGTACTTGTTCTACATAACAATAATTACTACGAAAGTTTATCTCCAAACAACCTTAATCATGAGCCGCCAGATACTGTAAGTGAGCCTTTTTACTGGAGACTGTTAGGTACTTTTTCAGATTTTAATTACGCCGAAGATTATTGGAATGAAAATACTACCTACTCCATTGGAGATATTGTATTTTATCAAAACAAAAACTACGAAAGCTTGAGGGATAGTAATTCTAATAAAAATCCTTTAACCAATCTTTCCGGAACATCTCCTTATTGGTTAGAAGATACTTCTAGTAATATTATTGCACAGTTTGATATGGAAGCCAGTACGCAAAGTATTGGCGGAGATATTTCTGTAACTACTGTTAATACTCCAAAAATAAACAGCGCAGCGTTATTTAATGTAGAAGGCGATAAGGTATATCTTACTAGTAAAAGATATCCTAATGCTGTTAGTAGTTTGGCCTGGAAAATAAAAGAGGGCTTACAAAACACCGTTTCCTCAACACTTGCAGCAACCAGCATTTATTTTTCTCCGAAACATAATATTCTTTTAGCAGGAATTGCTAATACTCCTTCTTTAGTTTACAGCTATGATTTTGGAAATACTTGGTCTTCTTGTAATATTTCTAACACCCAAGGACTATCTGTAAATATAAAAGATATAACTTACAGCAAAGAACTAAATAAGTTTGTTGCTGTAGGTTCTGGCACTGTTACTTTTCCATATCCAGTAATTTTAACTAGTACAAATGGGAAAGATTGGACCCAAGTTTATTCTGCTACAACACACGTAACTAATCTAACTTCTGTTACTTACATAGCAGGCTTAATAAATAAGTTTATATGTACGGGAAATAACGGTAGAATTTTATATAGTTCTGATGGAAATATTTGGTCTCCTGCTACGGCTATTTCTGGATCTGTTACTTTAAATGATTCTGTATACAATTCAAATACAGGAGAAGTATTTGTTGTAGGCACCTCAGGTACTATAAGAAAATCTTCCGATTTAATAACATGGTCTTCTGTTACCTCTAATACTTCTAGTATTATCTATAGTATAGAATACTCCGGCGAGTATTATGTGGCAGTAGGAGCAAATTCAGTTTTACTTACAAGTCAAGACGGTACTAACTGGGCGGATAGAAGTTCTATTATAACTGTAGGTATTGGAGTAGCTACTAACTTAAGAGGTGTAGAGTATTGTCCGGCAGAAAATTGTTTTGTAATCGTTACTGGCAGCGATATCGCCAATATTATAAAAGTAGAAGCGTTCTCAAGTAATAGTTGGTCTGCAATAAGTGTGGGTTTTGGTACTAGCACGTTTAACTATATTTACTATTCTCAAATCCATGACAGTCTGTTACTAGTAGGAAATAATTCTGCTTTTATTACTAGTAATATAATTTACTATAGCTATAAAGATTTAAATACTACTCTTATATCTAATTGGTATGAGTACTTTTTTAAAGAAGACGATAATTTAACTGAGCTAGTATTCGAGAATATACCTGTATATACAACAACAACAACTACTGTTGGTATATATGATTCTACAAAAACTAAAGTGGGTGTTAATGTACTTGGAAACATTTATAGCCTGGGCGTAACTCAGTATGGGGCTGGTGCCGGAATTATAGATTACAGCAAAAAAGAAACCGACGAGTTCGGTAACACTACGTTTACAAGAAGAGCATTTAGTAAACGTATGAATGTGAATATAATTTTTCCAAGCGGAGATCTAAAAAGAATTCAGAAACTTTTGTCAGAAATAAGAGCTACGCCATGTGTCTGGGTAGGGACAAACGACTCTACATATTCTCCTTTAGTTATGTATGGTTTTTACAGAGATTTTAATTTAGAAATTCCTTATCCGGAATATTCTTACTGTAGTTTACAGGTAGAAGGACTTATATAATGCTTACTCAAATTTCAACTTTGCCGGCTGTCCCTAGTAGGGATGAGCCGGAAACTTTTGATACTGATGCTGATAGTTTTCTTGGTGCTTTGCCTACAATGCTAACACAGCTTAATTCTTTTGCTGCAGAAGTGAACCAGTTAGGATATAAAAGTCCTTGTACTGTCGCTACCATTGTAAACATTTCTTTAAGTGGACTGCAAACAATTGATGGCAGAGCTTTAATTAACGGAGATAGAGTTTTAGTTAAAAATCAAACTACTGCTACTCAAAATGGTATTTATATTGCAAGTGCTAGCAACTGGTCTAGAGCTCTAGATATGGATACAGGTGCAAAAGTAAGTGGAGCTTTAGTACCCGTTACTTTTGGTACTGCTAATGGCGGAAGGCTTTTTTATACTACTTTTAATGCTACTTCAGACACCATTGGTTCTACCCCAATAGTTTTTATAGATTTTGCTAGCTCTGGAATAATTGGCACAGTACCAGTAGAAAGCGGTGGTACCGGTATAGGATCCTACACTACAGGAGACCTAATATACGCTAGCAGTGCCACTTCTTTAACAAAACTTTCTGCTGCAGCATCAGGAAATGTTTTAAAGAGTGGTACAGCCCCCAGCTGGGGTAAGGTGGCTTTAACAACCGATGTGTCTGGTGCTCTTTCAGCAGGTAATGGAGGTACCGGATTAACAGGTCCAGGCACATCAGGAAATGTACTTAGATCTACAGGTACAGGCTGGCAAAGCTCAGCTATTGGAAGTGCCACACTTACTACAGAAGGATTAGTAGAGCTTGCTACTACTGCTGAGGTTCAGGCGGGTACTGACCCAAATCGAGCCATTACGCCTGCTGCACTGCGAAGCGGGTCTCTAGTTCGAATGACCGCCCAAGCCACAACTTCTGGAACTTCCGTGCCATTTATCGGTATTCCATCATGGGTCAAGCGCATCACAATTATGTTTAGTGGAGTTAGTACTAGCGGCAGTAACCCTGTAATTATTCAAATAGGAGATGCAGAAGGGTTTGAAACAACAGGCTACTATAGTAGTGCTAGCTACGGTGGAGTTTCTGGAAACTATTCGTCTTCTACCACAGGTTTTATAATTGATGCTGGAAACACGGCAGCGGCAGCAACTACTCGCCAAGGAATGGTTGTTCTTGTTAATCTG